TCAGATGAGTTTCCAGAGTGGGCAAGTATCAAAGCATCTTACGTAGATAATCCTCGTATGTCAGAAACTGATATAGCAGAAGCACGTAAGTCTATGTCAGAAGCAGAATTTAAACAAGAGTACGAAGCAGACTTCAATACCTATGAAGGTCAGATATGGAAGTTCAACTTCGAAGAAAACGTCAAAGATCTGTCTCAGTTTGACGCAACAAAAACAGATGTCTTCGCAGGTCTAGATGTCGGTTATAAAGACCCGACCGCAATGTGTGTAATCGCATACGACTGGGATGAGGACAAATACTATTTACTTGACGAATATTTTAATGCGGAGCGGACGACGGAACAGCATGCTACCGAGATCCAGAAGCTCATTACTCGCTGGGATATTGATTTCATTTATATTGATTCAGCTGCTCAACAAACACGGTTCGATCTCGCGCAAAATTACGATATTACAACCATTAACGCAAAGAAGTCTGTACTTGACGGAATTGGACATGTCTCAAGTTTGGTTGACAACGACAAACTTTACGTTGACCAACAAGCCACAGAGTCCCTCAGCTGTTTGGACGCGTATCAATGGGATCCTAACCCCAATCTCATGAAGGAACGACCAAAGCACAACATGGCATCTCACATGGCAGATGCACTTCGATATGCATTGTACTCGTTTGAAACTTCACAAATCTCCTTCTGATGATACCTGAGAAAAATAGTTATTGACAAGTTATCTCAAAACAGATATACTTCTTTAATGAAAATGTAGGAAATAAAAATGCCAAAGCTAAAAAGGGACATAGTAAAGTATGTACGAGACAAGGCAAAATCACGATATAAAAAGGACTCCAAATGTTATATCTGTGGATCAGAAACACAGTTAGATTATCATCATTTCTATAGTTTAACAGGACTACTGAATAAATGGTTGAAAGATAACAAGCTGAACCCACAGTATATACAGGCACTTAGAGAAGATTTTATTGAAGAGCATGAAGATGAGTTATATGTACACGCAGTAACTTTATGTAACATGCACCACAAACAGCTTCACTCCATCTATGGTAAAGAGCCCGGGCTTGGAACTGTAAAGAAACAAATGAGATGGGTGCAAATCCAGAGAGAAAAACATGGCTTGGTATGACAGAATATTTAGGCGAAGAGAGAAACTAAATCCAGCACAGCAGTATCAGGGCATGGCTGTAGAATCTTCTCGAGAGCCTACACAAAGTTATGAATATTATTACGAAAATATAGAGATAGTAAATCGTGGTGTAAACATGATTGTAGATGATGTTGCTGAAATACCTGCAACTGTTGTCGGAACACTAAAAACACCAGGAATTGTAAAAGGGGTAAAAAGAGCAAGAGTAGAGCTACTTCTAAATGTTGAGCCAAACCCTTTTCAAGATGTAAGCTCGTTTAAAAGAGCATTGATTACAGACTACTTACTTGATGGAAATATATTTATTTACTATGATGGTGCACACTTATATCATCTTCCAGCAGATAAAGTAAGAATACATGGAGACAGAGACACCTTTATTGAAAAATTTAGTTACAATAAAACAGACTTTTCTCCAAATGAAATTATACATATAAAAGATAACTCTTTCTATTCAATTTATAGAGGAGTATCACGACTAAAGCCCGCACTACGAACAATGCAGCTTATGTCAAATATGAGACAATTTCAAGATAATTTCTTTAAAAATGGAGCTGTACCAGGTTTAGTACTTAAGAGTCCAAATACTTTATCTGAGAAAATAAAAGAAAGAATGATACAATCTTGGACAGTACGATACAGACCAGATTCAGGAGGAAGAAGACCTCTTATTTTAGATGGTGGTATAGAGATAGATAGTTATACAAATACTAACTTTAAAGATTTAGATTTTCAAGATGCGATTACAAAAAATGAAGCAATTATTTTAAAAGCTCTTGGAATACCACCAATAATGATGGACTCAGGTAACAATGCAAATATACGTCCAAATATGAGACTATATTACTTAGAAACAGTATTACCTATAGTTAAGAAAATGAACCATGCTCTTTGTAGATATTTTGGATTCATGATAAAAGAGGATGTTTCAGAAGTACCAGCATTACAACCAGAATTAAGAGATGCAGCAGGATATTATACTGCACTCGTTAATGGCGGCATTATAACAATAAATGAAGCAAGAGATAGATTAGGATATGATTTGATGGACGGGCAAGATGATATACGAGTTCCACAAAACATAGCAGGCAGTGCAGCAAATCCTAGTCAAGGTGGACGACCCACAGAAGAAGGTAATGATGATGAATAAATTATTCAATTTGACATCTACGTTCAAATCAGAAGCGCAAGAAGATGGATCAGTAATGGTTCGTGGCATGGCTAGTACAAATGCTTTTGATCGCGCAGGAGATAGTATATCTGCTGATGCATGGACAAAAGGTGGTTTAGGTAATTTTGAAAAAAATCCTATTATTCTATTTAATCACGATTATAATAAGCCAATCGGTCGAGCAACAAAAGTTACTCCTACGAGAGATGGCTTGCACATGGAAGCAAAAATTAGTAAACATGCTGAATGTGCAGAATTAATCAAAGACGGTGTCCTTGGAGCGTTTTCTGTCGGTTTCAAGGTCAAGGACGCTGACTACATGAAAGAAACCGACGGATTAATGATAAAGGACGCTGAGTTGTTTGAAGTATCAGTTGTATCGGTACCTTGCAATCAAGCAGCTACTTTTTCTCTAGCGAAGTCATTCGATTCTGAAACGGAATACGAGAACTTCAAGAAAACTTTTAAAAGCGAGGAGCAATCCTCTTCAAAGGAGATAGATATGTCGGAAGAAACAAAAACTCCCGAAGTCGACTTGGAAGCTTTTGCTAAAAAAGTAGCAGAGGAAACTGCTGCTAAAATTGCAATGAAAGCGGCCGAGCAAAAAGCGGCAGAAGAAGCTGAAGCTAAAGCAGCTGAAGAAGCTGAAGCTGCAAAGGCTCTCGAAGCCGAATCAATTAAATCCAGCATAAAGTCTGGTATCGAAACTGGTGCCGAAAAACTTATGGCTGATATTCAGAAAGATATGGATGCACAAAAAGAGCTTGATATTAAAGAGCTTGCATCAAAGTATGAAAAAGATCTGAAAGAAAAAACTGATGAAATCGAAGCTATGCGTAACAGCAAGAAGTCCTTCTCAGGACGTGGCAAAGGTGATTTCAAAGGATATGAGAATGAACTTGTACAAGCTCACATTCTTGGAAAAATTACCAAGAAAGGTTTTGACACAGATTTCGCAAAAGATCTTATGGAAAAGTCAGGCGTAGCAGTACCAGGTGCAGTATCACTTACAGCTCTTGAGACTACTATTAGTACTACTTTTGAAGAAGAAGTACGTCAAGAGATGAGAGTTGCTCCTCTCTTCCGTGAAGTACCAGTAACATCAGGTGCAACTGTATTACCAATCGTACCAGATGTTGAGCCAGCAAACTTTGCAACAACTGGTGCAGTAAGCGGTAACTTATTAGAGAATGCAGGCGCAAGCAATGATAAGTTCACTATTTCTCAGAAAGTATTAAATGCACATAGATTAATTTCTTCACAGTTCATTGATAATAATACTGATGAGCAAGTAATTGTAAACTTCTTGCCACTCATTCAAAGTGGATTAGCAAGAGCTCACGCGATTGCAATCGATAAAGCACTCTTAGTTGGTGGAAGCGGATTCGCAACTGGTCTTGTAGGAGCAAGTGGAACTGATGATACAAACGGTTTTGCACAGGCTTCAGCAGCAGTAGATAATGGTGCAGGCGGAACAGGCACTAACATTGATGCAAGCACAGGTCAAGAAGTAACTCCAATTACATTGATGAATATGCGTGCTCAAATGGGTAAGTATGGCTTACGTCCACTTGATGTAGCATACATAATCCCAACTGATGGATACTATCAGTTGATTGATGCAACAGGCTTTACAGATGTGTCAGAAGTAGGCGACGCACTTGCTAGCAAGCTTACTGGTTTAGTAGGTACTGTATTCGGTTCTCCAGTAATCGCAACAGATCAACTTGCACAAAACCTAGCAGCATCTGGAGCAGCAACATCAACTGCAGCGATAGCAGTATACACAGGAAACTATGTGATTCCACGTCTACGAGGCGTAAACATAGAAACAGATTATGAAGTAGCAAATCAGCGTAATGTGATTGTTGCGACACAATCTCTAGGATTTGAGGAACTTGTAGCAGGCTCTGGTACTAACCAACCTTCAATAAGATTACCTTACTCCTAATAATTAGAGTAATATGGCTAAGGGGAGGTTCGCCTCCCCAAAGGCTTTATTAATGGACTTATAATATGGCAGACTTAGTAACTTTAGAAGAATATAAAGATGCAGAAGGTATTACTACAACTAAAGATGATACACGTCTTTCTGCTCTTATCGTATCTGTGAGTCAATTAGTAAAGACTTATTGTGGAAACTCTATTATAGATTTTTACTCTACAAACAAAACTGAAACATTTAACATTGATTGGGATACACCAATTGTACAACTTACAGAAAGTCCAATAGTTGAAGTATCTCTTGTACAAGAAAGAGATGGATACTCTTCTTCATATGTTACTCTTACAACAGGAGCATATGAATATTTTTTAGATACTGCAACAGACAGCGTTATTAGAACAAGAGAACAAGGAAGTCATAAAAATTGGAAGCGTGGAGTTGGAGCAGTAAAAGTTACATATAAAGCAGGATACTCAAGCACTCCTGCTGACTTAAAATTAGCAGTATTTGATTTAATTACATATTATCATAAAGATGAACATAAACAGCGACAAACAATCGCAGGAGCTAGTATACAAAATCAGGCTTCAACAAGTCAAAGAAATAATGTTGCATTTCCTGATCACATAAAACGAGTGCTAGACTTATATAAGAATTTTTAATGAGTACAATTGATGTAAAGAAAAGTTTTATTGAACCTTTACTATTTCAATTAAATAAAGATACAAGAGCAGATGTTCAAGAGCAAGATGGTCAAATACTCTTATTCGATAATGTAGATACTTTTAAAAAAGTTATTGAAAATGTTTTATCAGTAAAAATTCCTAAAACAGTTTTAGATGGAGCATTAAAATTAGGCAAACAAAATGCAAATAAAGCACATGATAGATTTACAAAAAGTAAGAGAGGAAAAAGAAGACTAAATAATTTTGTAAGACGAAGAAACTCTGGAGATATTTTAATTAGTAGTAAATATCAACTAAAACAAAATATGTTTCTTGTTCAAAGTTTTGATAGCACATTAAAGAAGTTAAAAAATGATATTGTAGATTATATTTTTAAAGAATTAAAAGTAGATGATAAAGATAAAAAAGCAGAAGCTAATTATCAAATACAAAAAGGACATGGTGAAGCAGGTTTTGCAGTTTCACAAGTACAAGTAGCAAGAACAATGGGAAGAGCCTCTCAACTTGCTGGAGGAACAGAAGAATTAAAAAAAGGATTTGATGCTTTCTTAATGGAGGCAAAAATTGATGAAGATACTAGAAATAAATATTTAAATCAAGTAGAAGAGTTATCAGTTCAATATAAGAATATGGTAACAAGAACAGGTAAATTAAAAGCACAATACTTTTCAATTATTACCTATCAAGCTCAAGATGATAATGCTGCTGATGGCATTATGGAAAAGAAACTAGTAACATTATTTAGAAAATATATAAATAGTGAATATGGTGAGCGAATTATAGATATGAAAGGGTCGAGTAGTATTCGACAAAAAGCATCAGCACATATTACAAAAAGATTAGTAAATAAATTATTAACAGATAAAAATACGAGAGTAAAAATTGATCCAACACTTAAAGATGCAGATCGCGAAAGTAAAGGAAAAGTTTCAACACAAGCAAAAAAGAAAAATACAGTAGTAAAAGCAGCTATTAGTAAAGGACGAATACCTGCTAGAAAATCTCAAAGAAAAGCAAAAAAAGGTGTATCAAGTGATCCTTTACGTTTGATAGGAGTTATTAATCAAAAACTTCCAGAAACTGTAAGAAGAAATATGAATCCTCCAGCATTGCAAAATCAAACTGGACGATTTGCAGAAAGTGTAAAACTTACAGATGTTATTAGAACTCCAAAAGGTATGCCAAGTTTTGGATATACATATCAAAAAAGTCCTTATCAAAGATTTGAAGTAGGTAGAGGAGATCCGCCTTGGGCAACCCCCGAAAGAGATCCTAGAAAATTAATAGAGCAATCTATTAGAGAAATAGCCGCACAGTTTGCGATTGGAAGATTCTATACAAGGAGAGTTTAGTGAGCAGAACATATACAACACGACGACAAGGTATTGTAGCTGCTCTAGTTAATAAACTTAAAGATATTGATGGAACTGGATTTTTTCGTGCAAACGTAAATGAAAATGTTGTTCCAAGATTAAAGTTTTGGGATGAAGTGGAGGAGTTTCCTGCAATACACTTAAACTCAGGATCAGAAACTAGAGAATATCAAGCAGGCGGATATAAAGATAGATTTTTATCAATAACAATAAGATGTTATGTTAAAGACGAAAATTCAGTAGATGTATTAGATGAACTACTAGAAGATGTTGAGACAGTTATTGAAGAAAATTCACAATTAACGTATAAAGATCGCAATAATGCAGATCAACATACACACCAAATCACAGTCGTTAGTATAGATACTGATGAAGGTGTACTGGAACCTTTGGGAGTGGGAGAGATGCTCATTGAGGTTCGATACTAGAAAATGCAGGCACGAACAGACGTTCACGTCCTAGCCTTTTCAAGATAACATAGGAGAAAACTATGGCAGCTCAATTTTATTTTAGTAGAGATACTAAAGTTTATTTAACTCCAGCAGGCAGCACCGCTGTTGCTTGGGAGATACCAGTGTTAGATGGCTTTAGCTTTTCACAGGCCACTAATACTTCAGAGATAACTTTAGCAGAAGCGTCTTCGGGTACTAACAAATCTCGAAGAGGTCGTCAAATGTTTACAGACTCTTACGCTCCTGCAGAGTGGAGTTTTTCAACTTACATGAGACCTTTTGCAGCTGTACCTGCAGGAAGTGATACAAGTTTATGGGAGCCTTCTGCTAGTATAGCAAATAATCCACAGCACGCAGTGGAAGAAGCACTTTGGGCATTTATGGTTGGAGCATCAACTTTTACACTAGGTAGTGGTTCAACTGCATCTGCTTGGGATGATGGTATTACAAATAGTGATACTAATATGATTGTAGATTGGTCAGCTTCTGAACTATCAACTCTTACAGAATTTGATTTATACTTTGAATTAGGTGGAGCAACTTCTGGAGATGATGTATGCTACAAAATTGCAAACTGTGCAGTAAATGAAGCGTCTATCGATTTTGATATTGATGGAATTGCAACTATTAACTGGTCAGGCTTTGGAAAAATTATTACAGAGTCTGGAGCAGCAACACCATCTTTTACAGCAGAAATTACAGAAGGAACAACCTCAACAGCTAACTTTATTAGAAATCGTTTAACAAATTTGACAGTAACTGCGGCAGATACAAGCACCTTCCCAGGAGCTTCAGGTGGTACATATAATTTAGTTTTAACAGGTGGTAATATTACAATTAGTAATAATTTAACTTACTTAACTCCAGAAACTTTGGGAATTGTAAATCAACCTCTCGGAAATGTAACAGGTACTAGATCAATTACTGGTAATATTACTTGTTATTTAGATCATACTGCAGGATCAAGTGCTGACTTGTTTGAAGATTTGATAGAAGCAACAAGTGTAATAACTAATTCTTTTGCACTAACATTTGGAATTGGTGGAGCTTCATCTGCAGCACACAATGTTCAAATAGCACTTCCAAAGTGTCATCTTGAAATTCCTTCTCATTCAATGGATGATATAATTTCATTAGAGACAAACTTCCATGCGTTGCCTGCTAATTTAGATCCAGGTTCAACAGCAGATAGTTATGAAATCAAGATGACTTATAAAGGTGCTGATTTATCATAATTTGATGAAGTATACAAAAAATATTTCTTGACATTTTTGGTCATTTCGACTATACTATGAAATAGAAAATCGAAGAAGGGGTGCGTTTTTCACCCCTTCTTTATTCACAAAATTTTATAATTAAGGACAAAAAAACATGAGTGACACCCCCATTTCATTAGCGAGTCTCATGACTCCAAGTAAAACAGTAGCATTAGACTTTCCAGGATATACAGGTATGTCCATAGATCTTTGTTACTTAGCAAGAGAAGAGTTAGTAAAATTACGTAAAAAGTGTGTTACTACAAAATTTAATAAAAAGACTCGTCAACCAGAAGAAGAGTTAGATGAGGATAAGTTTTTAGTTGAGTATTGTAAAGCAGTAATTAAAGGATGGAAAGGTTTTAAATATCGATACTTAGAAGAGCTTCTATTGGTGGATGTTTCAGCTCTAGATCCAGAAGATGAACTGCCCTTTACTCAAGAAAATGCAGAACTTCTCATGAAGAACTCAAGTAATTTTGATACTTGGGTTACAGAAACAGTGAGTGATCTCGAAAATTTTACTGGAAACAAGTAGACGAAATTAAAAGTCTGCTTGAAAAATACGTAAAACAATCAGATCAAATTAGTGTAGATAAATATTTATCTATTTGTGAGCAGTTAGGACAAGAGCCCGACCCCGATAAGATGCCGCTAGAGATTTCAGATTTACCGTCTGAAGTTCAAGTGGCATTTTTTATATATGACTTTCTAGAAGATGTTTGGGATGGAATGTCTGGAACATACTTAGGAAAAAGGTGGTCAAACATAGAATATTTATTTAAAGTTCATGAAATAGAAGATCCCAAAACAATGTTGTTAATAATGAAACTTTGGGAGTCAACTGTAGTTCAATATAGAGCAGATAAAGCAGAACAAAAACGAAAAGCAGAAGAAAGAAAAAGAAAATCTGCAGGAGGTGGTAAAAATTACACCCATAATGTGAAAGGCTAATGGCAAAGAATACCGTAAAAACGGACTTTATTGTTGATGATAAGGGCAGTATAAAAAAGTTAGGAAGAGAGGCTGATAAAACATCAAAAAGCACAAAAAATCTTGCTAATAATGCACGAACTGCTGATCGTAACATAAAAGGAGCCGCTCAAGCATCTTCAAATGGCACGAAAAACTTTTCAAAGATGGCACAGGGAGTTGGTGGACTCGTAGGTGCATATGCAACATTAGCTGCAAATATTTTTGCAATTACAGCCGCATTTAACTTTTTAAAATCAGCCGCAGACTTTCGAGTTCTCACAGAAGGACAAGAAGCTTTTGCAAATAAAACAGGTCAATCTTTAAGTCTTTTAACTTCAAGAGTTCAAGCAGCAACAGGAGGATTGTTAAAGTTTGATGAAGCTGCTCAAGCAGTATCAATAGGCACAGCAGCAGGTTTAGATCCAAGTCAAATAGAAGGATTAGCCACAGTAGCCAAAAAAGCCTCAATGGCATTAGGAAGAGATTTAACTGACTCATTTAATCGACTAACTCGTGGTGCAATTAAAGCAGAACCAGAATTACTTGATGAATTAGGTATTATTTTAAGATTAGAAACTGCAAGTCAAAAATATGCAGATGCACTAGGTCTTAATGCTAATGAGCTTACAACATTTCAAAAACAACAAGCAGTTGTAAATGAAGTTTTAGAACAAGGTAATACTAAATTCGAAGACTTAGGAGGCAACGTAAATCAGATAGCAAAACTTGGAAAAGCTTTTGATGATTTAATAAAAAGAATTCAAAGAATAATAGGACCTGTTGCAGAGTTTATTGGAGGAGCTTTATCTAACAATATTACGGCATTAGCAGGAGCATTTGCATTATTAGGAACAGGAATTACAAAATCATTAGCAGGTGCACCTCCCGCATTAGCAGATATATCAGAAGGTGCCAAAGAAGCCAGACTACAGCTAACACAAGGTGCAAATATTGCGAGTAAAACAGGACAAAGAGTTGCAGATCCCGATGCACTTCTTTCATCAAGAGATCTTGATCTTGTAGAAAAAAGTGCAGGTCGTAAGCACACTACAATAATGAAATTTGATAATCTTACAAAAGATCAAACAATTAGAAATGTAAGACTCATAAGAGCACAACAACAAATGGCTTTGGCACAACAAACAACAGGTATGAAAAGATATCATGCTCAATTTAAGGCAGAGCTTGAAATATTAAGAATACAACACGGCAAAGTCATGGGAACAATGACTGCGGCAACTCAAGCCTTCGCTAGAGTAGCAAACAGAATTTTGGGTGCAGTTGGTATGCTTGGATTATTGTTTAGTTTGATTGGACTGCTTCAACAATTTATGAACAGTTTAAAGTCTCCTGAATTTAAAAAATTTATGGATAATTCAAAAACATTAGCAAGTATTTTAGAGGAACAAAATAGCAAAGTAGCTGAACTTCAACAAAACTTAAAAGAAACAAAAACAGAAGCAGCAGCTATTGAGCAAAAATTTCAACTTATATCAAATATAAAATTTGATAATGTAGAGGGTTTAACAGTACCAAAGTTAGTAACTAATAGGTTTGGCGGTGTTTCTCGAATAGGAAAAGGTGAAGAAAGCCTAGAAATGGCAGAAAGAGGTTTAGAAAATGTAGGAAAAACTATAACCTCTTTAAGATTGCAGATTAACTCATTAGGTAAAGACAGTCCAGAAGCCGCAGGATTAGTACAAATATTAAATAAATTAGAGCCTGCATTTAACAGAGCAACAGAAGTTGCGGGTAATTTTGGTGGTCAATTTTCACAAAATGCAGATAAAGTTGCTGAATTCAATACTTTAACAGGTATAATAAATACAGAAACAGGCAAACTGAATGATA